ATCCCACTCAGTAATCAGGTGTCCAATACCCCCTGTTAAATGTCCTAAAGAGCAACGATATGTTTCATACTTAACACCTTCGTCATTAGCTATCTCATCCTGTAGTTTAATTAAATTCATTATTTGTTTTTCCTGTTGTCTTTAGTAGATAGAACATAGCCACCTTTACGATAGTCACTAGCACCTATTTTGTTCTTTGTAATTGAGCCACCTTTATTTACTTCAAGCTCTTTCTTTTTTATAGGTCTTCCATACTTTTTTGTTTCTTTTTTTTCTTTGGCTTTCTTTTTGTCCGTTTGTTGTTTAAGAATCTCCATTAACTGTTTCATACTTAAATCTTCAGTTATCTCAGCATTTTTATTAAAGTTTTTAATCTTGGTTTTATATTTTTTAGTAGGTAAATATACTCTACCAACAGCATCGTCTGGGTCTTTTTTTTCTGCAGCATCAACAAACTTTTGCCCTAGAGTAGGTCCATCATTATGGAATTGAGACTTTAAGAATTTTTTATTATCTTTTTTTATCTTCTCTTTACGTTTTTTCCTACGTAGCCTAGCTTCTTCATATTTTTTTTTAGTTATAGGCTTGCCAAAATAGTCAGTATATTGTTTTTCCATTACTTCTTCCCTATTATTTTCATTGCTTGACCTGCACCTTTAATTCCAAAGGAAGCACTAATTGCTATAAATAATAAGTATTGATACCACTCAGGAAGAGTGTCAAGTACTTCAAAACCTACTCTAACATACTCTGTCATACTAGGTATGAAGACAAGTATAGCAGGTAATAACAGGACTGTCAAGGCAAATTCATCCTTCCAGCTGTTATCTGTTGCATCTGCCATAGAATTTTCCCATTGTACTTCTCCTGTAGCTACTTTCTCAGCTACAACTGCCTTAGCTCTAGCCT